ACCCCTAGAAGGGTCTGTGTGTGCCACTAATCAAAGTGTCCACCAAATAGTACATAACCCCCTCTTTGTGGTTATACTATAAGAGTTCACAATTCATTATGACTGAACAATCTAAAAAGGTTACTGTGTTAAAGTACACTGCTATGCTTTGTAACGCACTTGTAGACCATTACATACATCATTCTATCAGGTTGAGTGAGCAAACACTCATATCAAGACCTGATAGTAAATCTACCAAAGAAAGACTTGAGATGCTCAAGTTAGGCATCACTAAAGTGTCATTTATCTTTGAGACTGGTAGAAAGTATCACAAGATCCTAGAAATAGATTCTCGTGGAGATCAATCTACACATGCTTTTGTTGATAAAGAGACTGGTGATGTATTCAAACCAGCAAGTTATAAGTCACCAGCAAAAGGTGTACGTTATAACTTATTAGATGAAGAATCTCGAAATGATTGTTTAAAGTATGCTGAATGGACTGGAGGTTACCTTTACAAATCATTCATTTAGTGTTATAATAACACAGTAAGATAGAAGTCTCATATTAAATAGTTTTAAATCCACTTTCTTAAACTAAACAATGAGCAGATCACGTTACAATGTAGTTGCCGAGCATGTGCTTGAACTACTTGAACCAATTGATGACAATTTAAAGGTCAAACCAAAGCAAACTATCTCTACCAGAGAGTTACAATTGTTTTGGAAGTATCATGGTTATTTTGCTAATGACTTCGCAAGAGGTGTAGCAAAAGCATTACCTGATAAGTATGAATTCATATCTTACGACCATTTAAATAACAAATTGGAGGTAAAGATCAAATGAGTGCTATCAGTGAACAAACCAGTGTATCAAGGCAAATTGATACTATTATGAAGAATAGATACCGTAGATTCAAGTATCTAATGAGAAATGATAGAATAGATGATGCAATGGCAATTGCAGATGAATTCTTTGAGTGGTTAAATCCTGAAATTGAATTGGATGAAGATGTCATTGGTTACTATTGTGATGATGAATTACAAGAGATGTACAATGAAGCACGACAATGATTAAAGAACAAGATTATATGTCAAGTGATGTGTGGAAAAGAAATATTCCACCTGTCAGTAACTATAAACGTGGTAGTAAATATAATCAATTTGGTATGACTATCATGTGGATTTACTATATCATAATACCTATGATGATAGTAAGAATGATGTGGGATATAATAAAATGAGAGATACTATTCTATATGGTGATTGTAGAGAGACCTTGTGTGGTTTCCTACCAAATTCTGCTAGAATGTGTGTCACATCTCCACCTTATTACGGTTTGCGTGACTATGGTGGGGAGGATAATCAAATTGGACAAGAACAATCACCTGAAGAATATATTAATCAACTTGTAGAAGTATTCAGACAAGTTAAGAATGTATTGACTGATGATGGTACATTATGGTTGAACATTGGTGACAGTTATTATAACTATCGTCCTGGAAAAGGACAAGCATTAGTTAAACAAACTGTTGCTAGTAATAAACAAGATTTACCAGACAAATGTGCTAAAAGAGCAAACAAATTACCCAACCTAAAAGAGAAAGATCTCATTGGTATTCCGTGGATGTTAGCATTTGCATTAAGAGCAGATGGTTGGTATTTAAGACAAGATATTATATGGCATAAACCTAATCCAATGCCAGAGTCAGTTAAAGATAGATGTACAAAATCACATGAGTATATCTTCCTCTTAAGTAAGAATAAGAAATACTATTATGATAACAATGCTATCAAAGAACCAGCAAAAGATTGGGGTACAAGAGATAGAACTAACGGCAAATATCATAATGAAGGTACAGGATTACAACCACATTCAGGACTGAATAAGAGTTATCCAACAAAGAACAAACGCAGTGTCTGGAGTATCACTAACAAACCATATAAAGGTAGTCACTTTGCAACATTTCCACCTGATTTAATAGAACCATGTATTAAAGCAGGTAGTCAACCCAATGATATTATACTCGATCCTTTTATGGGTTCAGGTACAACTGCAATGGTAGCAAAATCATTAGGTAGAGACTACATAGGATGTGAATTACATCAAGACTATCAACCATTAATCCATAAACGTATTGGTATCCACAATTACATAACATGACAAATCTAGCACTAGAACTTAAAGAGGGTACGAAAGTATCACATTCAGCAGCAGAGAATACAAAGTTTGTATCATCTTATCTTAAAGGTGTAGTATCCAAAGATAATTACAAACAGTTATTAACTAACTTCTATTATGTCTATCGTGCAATGGAAGAAGAAATAGAAAAACTAGATGATTTTCCACTCCATGATAAACTATTAGATAGAACTGATAAATTAGCACAAGACTTACGATACTATTATGGTGTCATGTGGAGAGATTTAATCATACCATCTCAAGCAACTGCAAACTATGTTAAAAGAATACAAGTAATAGGTAAACAAACACCTTACTTATTAGTTGCTCATCATTATACTAGATACATGGGTGATCTATCTGGTGGACAAATACTTGCATCTATAACTAAAAATGCACTCAACTTAACAACTGAAGGTCTCAAATTCTATGAGTTTGATATACCTAACATGAAAGAGTACAAAGACAAATATAGACAATCACTCAATGATTTAACTATGAGTGATACACAAGTAAGTATGTTAATTGATGAAGCAAACTACGCATTTAAATTAAATATGTGTATGTTTGATGAATTAAAAGGTAATCCTCTTAAATCTTTCATTAAACTATTATATTCTCTATTCAAAAAGAAAATACAATGGAAGTCATAATAACATCTCATAATGATTACATGACAGTACAATTAACAAGTGAACAAATACGTTCTATTAAACAACTAATAGACTATGAACAACTATATGAAACTAATACAAATACTAATGAGTATTGGAATAACATCAGGAGACAATTAGATGAAGGATAATGAACACGTAATTAAACAATTAAATGATATATCTACACATTTAGATGGTAAATTATCATACTATATCATATCCAACTCATCAGGTGACAAGTATAAAAGAATACAAATAGATTATGACTTTAACAACTAATCTCCGCTATACATACACCGTAGTGATAGC